CATAAAGAATCTCTTGATTTACTTGATAAATGCTACTACTATTACTCCGATGCTAATTGGACAAACAGAGATGGCAAAAAAGTCAAGGACTGGAAACGAACTATAAAAACAAACTGGTTCGGTAAAAACAAAAAAGAGGCCTCCACATTTATTCCGGCCGAAAGTAGGTCAATCAGAGTTCACGAATCTTACCAAACAAACCTATGAATTTTACAAACGAAGAGTTAGAGAGGCAAGTCCTTTCAGCTATGATGATGTATGATGAAGAGAGGCTAACTGCCTTCTCAATCATTCCAAGTGTTGATGTGTTTCAACTTGAGGCTAACAAGGTAATTGCTAAAGCTATCCAAGCCCAACAAGATGCCGGTGAGCCTGTGAACCTTGAGACTATTGCCATGACCTTGAAACGATCAGGATTACTCAAGGAAGCTGGAGGCTTAAAATATATTACATCGGTTTTCACAAGCCTAAAGAATCCTGGGCATATTGAAATCCATTGCCGGATGTTAGTTGAGCAGTACATGAGGCAAAAGTTTCTTTATATCGCAACCGAGATGCTAACCAAGGCAAACTCTGACTCAGGTGATATTTTTGAACTAATCACTGAAATGCAAGGCAAGACTGATGGCCTGCTGACTTCAACCGTAAATAAGTCAGATGATAACTTTCAAACTCAGCTTGATATTTCCGCAGAGATGTGGTTTAACAAAGCTGCCGGAACAATTGCAGGCTATTCAACTGGCATCTCATCACTTGACAAACTTTGCGGAGGTCTTACAGATTCTGAATTGACTGTTGTAGGTGCAAGACCAGGTCAAGGAAAGACTGCACTTGTGGTAAGTTTAATGCGTAACTTAGTCAAGCAAGGCATTGGATGTGGCCTATTTTCACTTGAGATGAGCAAACACGAACTTTGCCAAAGGCTTGCCAGCCAAGAGTCTCAGGTGTATGCTTTCAAAATAAAGCAGGGAGATATGAACACCTTGGACAAGGATGCTCTAAGGCAAGCTGTGAGCCGGATGAAAGACTGGAATATTAAGATTTGCGATGAGGGCAACATGAACATCCGCAAAATCAGAACTAAGGCAACCATGTGGAAAAACAAGTACAACATCAAGGTCATCTTTGTTGATTACATTGGCCTGATTGAGTCTGTTAATCCTAAAGAGACAAACAGAGTGAACATTGTTGGCGAAATCTCAAGAGGGCTGAAACTGCTTGCAAAAGAACTTCAGATTCCAGTTGTTGCCTTGAGTCAGTTATCCAGGCGAGTTGATGAGAGGCCTGATAAGATGCCTCTGATGTCTGACCTTAGAGAGTCGGGTTCTGTTGAGCAGGATGCTGATGTCATTTGGATGATGATGAGGCCAGCATTTTATTTCGACCCATCTGCCAGCACTAAAGTTGGTAATCTTGAATTATCAAACCAAGACCTTTGCCTAATTGATCAAGTCAAGATGCGTTCAGGTTCAACAGGAGTAATACCTTTGCGTTTCGATGGGGCATTAATGAGACTCAGGAACTATGAATAACATCAATATCAGCCAAGTGCCATGCATGTGGGAAGGCATTGCAACCTATTCACAAGATTTATTTTACACTCAAGAACCCAAAATTATGGAGTTGCAAGACATTCGATTTATGCTAAAACGCAAGTGCAAGGCACTTAGAGCCAAACTTGAAACCAATCTTACTCCTGGTTACCAATCAAGATGGCAGAATCAACTTGACCTCTATGAGTCAATTCTAAAACACTTACCTTTGCAGTAAACTATTAAAGCTATGCCATTGAAAAAGGGATATTCAGCTAAAACAATTAGCAAGAACATAAAGACAGAAATGAAGTCAGGCAAGCCTCAGAAGCAAGCCGTAGCAATTGCTCTCTCTGTGGCTAAGAAGGCCAAGAAGACAGCTAAAAAAATGAAATAATCAACCACAAACTAAGGCTGAAAGGCCGGTACAATTATGGCAGCACCGAAAGGAAATCAATGTTGGATGTTAAGGCTAAAGCATGGCCTTGATGGTAAGTTTAAAACACCTGAAGAAATACTTGAGAACTTTGAACAGTATGTTCAGTGGGCAGAAGAGACTCCACTAATCGAAGTGGACTTTAGAGGTAAGGATGCAACTGAGGTAAGATTGCCAAAGATGCGACTGCTTACCAAGGAAGGTTTTGCGCTTGCCTGTGGCTTCTCATGCTGGACTAAGCTTTCAGAGTATAAGAACAAATCAAAAGACTTCGGTAGTGTCTTTACACGCATAGAGCAGGCCATCTACACAAGCAAGCTAGAAGGTGCTGCAAGTGGATTCTTCAATCACAACATCATTGCAAGGGATTTGGGCCTAATGAACCAGGAGCAAGTGAATATGCAGGTCAGTGAGGTGATTAAACCTACAAGCCTTAAGAAGAGAAAATCGGAGGACAGAATTGGCTAAGCTTGACTTGTCAGATGCTGACCTTTGGCAGCCAAAGTACTTAGATGCAGTAACTGACCCAAAGACCTATAACATCCTTTGGGGTGGTGCAGGAAGTGGCAAGAGTCAGACAATGATTCAGCTTCTGCTTGCTGAGATATGCGACCATAAGGCCAATCAGTTTCAAACTTATTTTGTGATTCGCAAAGTAGCCTCAACCCTTAGAAACTCAGTCTTTGCTGACTTTCAAAACAAGATAACTGAGTGGGGCTTGAATAAGCTTTGCCGGACTAAGACTGGATATCTTGAGATTCAATCAGCAGGCAACAAGATTGTTTTCTTAGGCTGTGATGATCCTGAGAAGCTGAAGTCATTAAGCCAAGCCAAATACATTTGGATTGAAGAGGCCACTGAGCTTACACTTGAGGACTTTACGCAAATTACTTTGAGGCTTAGAGGCAAGTCAGAGCATCCAAAGAGGTTCTTTCTTACTTTCAATCCGGTGTCAGATAGTCACTGGATTAAAAAGAGATTCTTTGATGATGTGCCAGCAAAAGAGGCAGATGATGTCTTAAGGCTTCACGGCACTTACTTAGATGCCTTAGATTTCTTAGATGACCAATACCCAATCAGGATGGAGGCACTTAAGGAAGTATCTCAGACTTACTATGAGGTCTATGCCTTGGGGCAATGGGGCATTTGGGATAGAGAGAGCTTATTTGCCACTTCATTTGATTTTAGCAAGCATGTTTATCAAGGCTACATCAAAGCCTCTCCTAGTCACAATATTTATCTTGCATTTGACTTCAATGTTACTAACACATGCGTTGTAAGTCAGTACATCAAGAACTCATCTGAGGGCTTATTTTATGCCACAATCAATGTCATTAAAGTTTATCGGGTTGGAGATTTAGCTGCTTTGTGCCAAATAATCAAGCAAGAGTTTCCTGATATGACTTACATAATCAATGGTGATGCATCCGGTGCAAGCAGAAACGCATTCACGCAGGACAACATATCTGCCTATGCTCTCATCAAGAATTATCTTGGCATCTCTGACATGCAGATTCAAGTTCCAAGGTCTAACCCAAGCCACATAGCAAGCAGGCTTGTGACCATCTTAGTGCTTCAAAAGGCCAAGGTGCAGATATCAGGGAAAAGGTGTGATGAGTTAGTCATTGACCTGAAGGAAGCCAAGGTGAGCAGGCAGGGAAGCCTCGACCCTTGGAAGAACAAGAACCCCGATAAGTCTCACGCATTAGATGCCTTCCGTTATTTTATTTTCTCTAATTTTGCAGAGATCACTTCGAACTTTAATTTAGAAAAGTATGGCACAATGTTGCAGTAATTGTTTCAAAGCCTGTGAGCCACTCAACAGTTGCCCTGATGCTTTCTTGATTCTTGTGCCTCCTGCTTACCCCGAAGATTCAATTATCCTTAACATCAATAAGCCAGGAGTGAATGCTCGAATTACTCAGCAGCTTGAGATTGATTACTTGGGATATGTTGAGATTGACTTAGCAGGCTGTCCTGATGGATTTTTCAATCCTTATGGCGGACAATATGAGTTAGTGTTCATAAATCCCACCAATCAAAAGGTTTATGAGTTCACTGCTGTTGATGGCTTAATCTACTCAAGCATTTGCTTTAGTTTTGCCCCTACTTATCGAAATGATGAAGGCATCAATGAGGTAATTCTAAACATATTCAACGATTTAATCCCTGACCCATATTATGTATGATGAACTCACTGCTTCCTGTGGTGGCAAGCGCAGAGGCTGTTGCCTTATCGAGCTGCCTAAGCCTGCTGACATTGACAATGATTGCTCTGATCAGTGCAGCTTTTTCCTTGTTCTTGGATTATCTGCTGGACGATCATCCACTTGGGCAGTGGTATCTGTTCCAAATTCAGAAGTTGCCGACTTTGTGGGCCAAGCCACTTGGTGAATGTCCTTACTGCTCAGGAGCATGGCAGTTCCTCGTTATCTCTTGTCTAATCTTTAACCAACCGTTTTATCTATGTTCAATTTTCTTAGGCGCAAACCATCTGTTTCTGCTCCTCCTGTCCCTGATGCAGAAACGAATGTTGTCTCTCATCCGGAAAAACCAAGGTATCAGGGAGTAGCCCCGAAAGACAGATGGGATCAGATTGAGTATGCCTTCACTTCAGGAGGTGTCAAATACTTTAAATTCGTATCTGAGGTTAATGTGCCTTTTCAACGGGCAGTAGCTGCCAGGGATATTTTTACCGAGGAACTTTGGCAGATTAATCCTGACTACCTAAGAGGCTGGAACAATGGCCTTATCAATCTTCTGATGGACAAGAAGAAGAAGGATGATAAAAAGCTTTATGAGGTTGGTGTGATGGCCTCAAGGCTGAAGGAGCAGATGGAGATGTCTGTGAGCCTGCTCAGGCAGTTAAAGCTTGCAACAGTTGTGTACTTCGATGAGATTGAGAACCCACTTGACTACCAGTACCCATACAACAAGAGCAAGCTTGAGCATTGGATGAAGTCCAATGATGTAGAAGGTTTTTTTTTGAATCTGCCGGAGTACGCTTATCTGCCCTCTTTGACAGAATACAGCATGAATTTTCCGACCTATTTGCAAGCAGAAACTCTCCAAAGCCTAAACAACCTGAAGCACATTATTGGACTTCAATTATCAGACAGCACAGACAGCGATTTGCTGAAGTCCTTAGAATCGCAAGTGGAGATGCTTACAGAGCTAAATTCCTGGTCGAAAGGCCAATCTATGAGTACTATCTAATATATTCGACTTGGATAACTGAGCAGAAGTCTAAAAGAGCTAAGTAGTAGTTATTTTTTTTGTGTTTCATTTTTACAGAGAAAGAGCCTCCCAAATTGGGGGGCTTTTTATATTAACTTTGCGAGAAATAGAAGAACATGGCAACCATTTCCAATAATGATATTAAGATTCGGTATGTTGTTGAGACATCCAATCTTGAAGCTGCTGCACAGGCCTTTGATAAGTTAAGCAATGAAGAGAAGCAAGCACTTGCCGACTTAAAGAAGTTTAATCAGGAGAGCCAAAGCACTAACAAGTCAATGGGCGAACTTGGTAGCATTGCTGGGAAAGTTGGCGGTGTTCTTGGTGGTCTATTTGCAGTCGGTCAAATCAAGCAGTTTGCTTCTGCCGTGCTTGAAACAACCATCAAGTTTGAATCAATGCGAAAGGCTATTGACTTTGCATCAGGATCAATGGAGGCAGGGGCTAAGAACTTTGAATTTATTAGAGACTTAGCCAACAGACTTGGGCTTGATTTAAAAGCAACAGCAGAAGGCTACAAGACATTTGCATCTGCTTCTAACTTAGCCGGGCAAAGCAGTCAAGAAACCAATAGACAATTTGCAGCAGTTGCTAAAGCTGCTCAGGTAATGGGCTTGTCTGCTGAAGATACTAAGGGAGCATTCTTGGCTCTTGGACAAATGATGTCCAAAGGAAATGTTCAGGCTGAAGAACTTAGAGGGCAATTAGGAGAGAGGCTTGTAGGTGCATTCGGTATTGCTGCAAAGGCAATGGGAGTAACTACTGGAGAACTTAACAAGATGCTTCAGAAAGGCCAAGTCTTAGCTTCCGACTTCTTGCCAAAGTTTGCCACCGAACTTGAAAACACATTTGGCAAAGGCAACACTCAGGTTACTTCACTTGCTGCCTCTCAAAACAGATTTAACTCAAGCATTGACCAGCTTATTCTTGCGATTGGAAACAAGCTTAATCCATTCCTTAAAGGTGCTTATGATTTGGCTGCTGGAATTGCAAAAGAACTTGCCAAGGCTGGAGGAGAAACAGCAGCAGAAAAGCAAGCTAAGTTTAATGCTGAAGCTGTGGCATCAAAAAGAATTGAGGTTGAACTGGCAAAGGAGACATTTAAATTAGACCAGCAGAACACCATCAAGATAACTGCTGCTAACCTTGAGGGCATAAGAAGGCAGATAGCCAGGAATCAATTGATGGGCATGGAGGAAAAGATAAATGCTCAGATGAACAAGTTGGCAGATGCAAGAATTGCAGCAGCTGGGACATTAAGCACTAAACTTAAAAACAATGTACAACAACAAGAGAATGAACTTGCAGTATTAAAGGCTCAAGAAGATCAGTATGCAAAGATTGCAGGAGCAATTATTAATACTCCTCCTCCTCCTCCAATTGAGGATGAGAAAGCAAAAGCCAAACTATTAAAGCAAGAATATGATGACAGATTAAGATTGCTTGAACTACTTAAGCAACAGCGCATACTTACCGGAGAGTTATATGATGACCCATTGGCTAAGATTGGTGCAGAAAAAGCTTTTTTTGATGCTAAATTAAAATTGCAACAGGAATATGCTGCCAAAGGTCTTAAAATTACTAAAAATGAATTAAAAGTTACAGTTCTTGAAAGTGCAAATGCTGAAAAAGAATTAAATCAGAAATGGAAAGCACTTAGGATGGAAAACTATAAGGATATAGTCAAGACTGAGGAGGAGATAAGGAAGGAAAGAGAGAAGACTATGAAAGAGGGGGTCAAGAATGCAATTGACTACAATAAAAAAATTGAGGACAATAATGCAGAGATGCTTCGAATCATTAAAAGAGATGAGAAAGAGGCTCAAGATGAAAAAGAGAGAAGGCTTTTAAAAACATTTGAAATCACTCAAATAATTTCTGATGCATCTTTTGATATTTATCAGAAAAGACTCAACAATGAGATGAAATTACTAAACAAAAGGTTTGATGAAGAAATTAGGCTTGCTGATGGTAATAAGCAAAAGATTGATGAGATTGAGCAAAGAAGGGCAGAAAAGCAAAGAGAAATACAATTAAAGCAGTTTAAGGCAGAACAAGCAGCAGCTATTGCAAGAGTAATTTTTGAAACTGCATCAATGGTTGCTAAATGGGCTTCAAATCCAGTAACAGCACCACTTGCTGCATTAACCTTATTTGCTCAGGCTGCTCAAATTGGAGCAATCCTTGCTCAACCTGTGCCTGAGTTTGCAGAAGGTACTAAAGGCAAGCCATTTAAAGGAGGTAAGGCAATGGTGGGTGAGAGAGGAGTTGAGAAGGTTGTGACTGAATCGGGCAAGGTTTACTTTACTCCGGCAACAGCTACCCTGGTTGATTTGCCTAAAGGCTCTCAAGTAATTCCTAACCACGCTCTGAGCAAGCAGGAAATCTATTGGGGCAGTATGCAATACGGAAGGCAAGCAGGCAGTGGCAGTCCTGTTGTAGGCGAAATAAGGGAACTTGGAAGCATCCTAAAAGGCTTGCCCATTACTCAGCTAAACATGGATGAGAGAGGCTTTGAGAAGTTCATTAGAACACCCCGAAGGACAACTAAGATTTTAAACAATAGATTTAGGACTGAGAATTAATGTTTGGTTTAGATTAGTAAAAAGGGGGTGGCATTGCTATCCCTTTTTTTTGGCTAATTTTGGAGCATGGCAGGATGGAAATTTTTTCTTAATGGCACTGAGGTAGAAGAACCAATAGGCTGGGATGCAATTGAGTTCACAGCCATCAGGATGGAATCGCATGGCATAGATCAGCCATTCTCAACCGAGATGCGATTCTATGAGAGAGGGGCTAAATTAATCAAGGCACTTTATGACCAATATTTCATTAATGCCGAGATAACCATCCAAATTACTTCAGATGTCGGCTATGGTGGAGAGCCTTATGAGTTCAATGGCATGCTTAACCTGGCAATCTATCAGGAGCATAATGTATGCGACACTGACTCTTGGGAGATAACTGTCGGCATCATTGATGATAACTTTAGAGAGCAGTTCAAGGCTCGGCAGGATGTAGAGATTGATTTAACATCAACCAAAGACCTTAATGGTGCTACTATTGCTGCACTTACTGAGAAAGAAATAAGACTGCATAGGCAGGATTTATACCTGCAAGCCAATGGTAAGAACTTGGCTGATAGTAGTACATACTTAACAAGAGGCTCACTTGGGCCAGGTGCTAATAGATATGCAATTGTGCCAACTTATTGGCAACAAAAAGACTTTACGGAAAATTATGGTAGTGTATTTGACACGAATGTCATTTTTGTGGTGGGAGATGGAAATCTACCAGGCTCTCCAATTTTCAAGAATAATCAAAGTGTTACAAGAACATTGAGCTATGAAATAACTATAGATTTTACTCTTACAAATAATGATGTAACAGGGCCAATTGATGTTGAATTTGATTTAGTTCAATTTAATGGGAACATTCCTCAAACATATCCTCCAAGCATAGTTCTCTACAACACGACTTTAGCAGCAGGGGCTTCAGTAAATATAAGCAACACCTACACAGGCTCATTTACAATTGCCACAGGGATTACACTTGCTCTGCTTTTTGCACAGACATCATTCAGCACAGTTACTGCTGCTGTTACTGTTGATATTGAAAAAGGCTACACAATCAACCTTAATGAAATCAATTCAGGAGAGTATGCATCAACTGCTAACTGCCTGACCATTGAGCAATGGCTTAATAGAGCAATCTACCTAATGACTGGGAGCAACAACAAGCTGCTATCAGATGTGTTCAGTGAGGCAGATGGTGGATGTTATTGGAACAATGCTCTAACCAATGGCCTGCGGATTAGGCAGGCAGATTTGCAGGATGATCTTGGCGCACTTAAGACATCTTGGAAAAAGACCTTTGAAGCACTCGATAGAATCTTCTGCCTTGGTTGGGCATTTGAGTGGACAGGCACAGAATGGAAGATAAGAGTTGAGCCAAGGGAGTACTTTTACCAAAATAGCATAAGTCAAACTTTCAACAACATCGGGGAGGTTACAACAATGGCTAAGGTTGATATGCTTGCCAATACTATCCAGTTGGGCTTTGATACGAAATGGAAGAACATTCAGCTTTCAGGGATATTTGCCATTCACACTGATCGCAATTATTATGTTGCTAATCGGGCAATGGCTGAAAACTCATCAGCTAAATTAGATATAAGGACAGAGATAATAGGTGAAGGTTATGCAATTGAGTTTAGCAGAAGGTTATCTGAAATAAGCTATGGAGGTGCTACATCAGACAGGCCTAATGACTATGAAACATTTATCATTTGGTTAAATAGGCAAACAATTGAATTAGAGGCTGTAGAAGATACTACTTTTAATCTCTTTCAAGAATCAGGAGCAGTTACATTCCTTCCTGGCACTGTAAGCCTGCCAAGCAACTTGATAAACTTCTCAAGCAGTCCTCTGAACAACCTCTACAACATCTTTCATACTCCTGCCCGAATAGCACTAAGGTGGTGGAAAGTTCTTGGGATGCACACTTATGGAGTTACTAATCCGAAGCTTCAATTTCAGGTAGGCGAATATCAGACAACTTATAGCAGTTACATCTCTGATTCCTTAGAGCCTTGCCAGCAATATTGCGATGGATGCACTTTATTTGAGAATGGAGATATTGACCCTGACTTTATCAGGCCATCGGAAGCAGTTTACTTATTCAAGCCTATTGGAGTTGAATTTAGCTATCCTCAAAGTCTCTGCGATTTCTTAACTTTGAGCCAAGATGAGCAATACCGGAAAGTCAGGCTCACTTCAGGCAGTTTGGACATTCAAGGCTTCATCATGGAGGCTACCAATCAGCCGGAGGATGCTTCCGGAGGTACGACAAAGTTCACACTTCTTCAGGCTAATCAACTTGCTCCAACTATGGGAGCTTTTGACACAGGCTTTGATGATGGATATGAAATAGGTTAATATGCCAACTAATAGAAACAGATCCAATCTAATCACGGAGAGTTCAACACTCTTTCCTAACAATAATAGCCAACTTATTTCTCCTGCGGATTTAAGGTCATGGCTTGAGGATGGCACAACAAGCTTTGTAACTCAAAAGGATAAATCCACCCTTGAGAATGCAATCTTTGAGAACAAAGGCACGACATTGCCTTCGGCAGGAGTAGTTAATCTCAATAGTGCTACTGGTAACTACTTGCATATTTCAGGGAGTGTAGCAATAAATTCCTTTGGAACTTGTCCGGCAGGGGCAAGGTTTGTCCTAATGTTTGAAGGGACTCCAACATTGACCTATAATGCCACAAGCCTAATCATTCCAGGAGGAACTAATAAGACAGTTGTTGCCGGAGATTGTTGCATGATAGTCTCTGAGGGTTCAGGCAATTGGAGGATTGTTGGATACTTTGTCGCAGCCGGAGCAGGAGCAGGAACTGTTACAAGCATAACTGCTGGGACAGGGTTAACTGGAGGAACAATTACAAGTTCAGGAACTATTGACCTTGCCAATACTGCGGTTACTCCTGCTGCTTATACCAATGCAGACATAACAGTAGATGCACAAGGCAGAATTACTGCTGCTGCAAATGGTTCATCAGGTAGTCCAGGAGGGGCAAATGGAGATTTTCAATATAAAAGTGGAGGTTCATTTGCCGGATCAGGATTATTAAGATTGGTAAGTTCTTTTGTCGTTGCTCACAGTCCTAAAATTGGAGATAGCAATACCACTGGGCATTTCCACATGCACTCAGCCAACTCTGCTCCTACTGGTATTAATAATTACCTAACAATGTTTTGGCAGGTGGCTGCAAAAGCTTTGGGATTTAGGTCAGAAACTGACACATTCACAAGCAACATTGCATTAACTACACCGACTGCTGATAGGACTTACACTTTGCCTGATGCAACTGGCAATGTGGTTCTTGATTCTGCAACTCAGAGTTTAAGCAACAAGACCTTAACAACTCCATCCATTAGTGGGGTCGCAACTTTTGGCAATGGCACAAGTGCCGGAGAGATAAGGCTTCTTGAAGGAACTGGAAGTGGAGGAAATTCAGTAGGCATCAAGGCTCAGGCAATTGGTGCTAATTATGACTTGACTTTGCCAATTGATGCAGGAACGGCAGGGTTTTCATTGATTACAGATGGTAGTGGAGTTTTAAGTTGGTTCAAAAATGGAGGATTAGTTGTAGGGCAATTTTTAAAAAATACGACTGCCACAACCATACCAAGTCCTATAACAGTTACTACAATTATTGATACATTACTAATCCCAGCAGGAACATTTACTGGCAATAATTCATTTACCGTAACTCATAAAAATACAAGTGCAACTGCCACAACATCATATTTCATTAATATTGGTATTAACACAAGTGCAGCATTGGGAGGGGTTTCAATAGTAAATCAAAGTGTAGGAGCAGGGGTATCTGCTCAACATTTACTTATTGGAATTAATCTATATGGAGGAGGTGCAGGGAATACAACAAGATATTTGTACAACCCCTTTACATCAGCAAATAGTGTTGGGTCATCAACTACTGCTATTAATTGGTCAGTTGATCAATACATCGTAGTTTCTGCAACTGCATCAGCAACAAGAAGTATTACAAATCTGTTAATTGGCTTAACACCTACATAAATGGAAGAACTAATATACATAGACAATAAACTTAATTACAGAGGGCAATTTTTCCAAATTGGAGAATCCGTTAATTTAGAAGATACAGTTCTTTTAAATCTTTATGATTCTGAAAGTAATTTCAATATTATTTTAGTTGCCAACGATACCACAATCAACGGAGTCATTCAGACATCTGCTCAAATGATTATTGACACACTCAATGCCTAATTCATTCTACCGATTTCAACCTGCTTGGAATGCCGGGTTTTACCCTGACAACCAAATCACTTCCAATCTGCTTAATGCTTTACATGGTAATGTTTCTGCATGGTTGCCTGGGTTTTATCCCGGTACAACTGTTAGTCAATTGGTTCAGGGAGTTAGAGCGCAGATGGATAACTTTAATGTGTCTCCTTACTTTGGGAATCTTGAGATAGTATTCACAACTGCGCCAGATCCACCATTTGTAGAATATTACATCTATGTCAGGAATAAAAGCCTCTATGCAGTTGATAATACTCAGGACTTCTTAGTTTCAGGTCTTTACAATCCTACGAGTAATTTAGTTATCAATGCCACAATAAGTCCCTTTACTGTCGGCAGTTACTCAGGCACATTTGACCCATCAGCAATTGCAGTAGAGTCTGAGGTTGATCGGGCATTGCAGATTGTAGAGCAGAATGGTTCTGCTTTCTTCCCGCTGACTTATTCTTATAATGCTACAAGTGGCATTGCCACAAGTGGACTTGCAAGAGGCAAGAACTGGCAACTTGATTCATCAGGCAATCCGGTAAGGCTTCCTTTTGATACTTTGCCTAAACAGAACTCAAGGACATTCAATGTTGCTCCTCAGACTGCGGAGGATAGGTACTGCATCAGCCTGATGGAGAAGGTTATCAATTATAGCTTTACCGAGACTGATGAGACCTTGATTCAGGCATACTTTAACACATTTAGTGTGCCTGATGGTTGGACTGCATCCTTTGCAATCAGCATTGATACCTACACAAGGGTTTTCTGCCTGATTTACAGAGATGACAGAAGCTTGCTAATGATTGGCAGGCTTGATACGACATGGCTTTGGCAGAGATTTATTAATGAAGCCGGTAGCAGTGACTTTAGCTACTTTTCAGGCTATACATCAACAACACCTTTGCCTTACTTGCCAACAATAAGCTATCAGTGGCTCTATGGTGATTGGTATGATATGGAATTTGTAAACTTCACAGATAGCTGCTATGTAAGTCCTGAGTTCTATGCCATGCCTGCAATACCTGGGGACAATTGGCAATTCAATGTGCCATCAGATTCAGGCAATCTAACAGGCCTCACAACAGCCTCAGTAGGATTGTTTACTCAGGATGGGCAATTCATTCAGCAGATAGGTGATGCAGTCAGAAACTGCTGCTATGAGGCTTATTTTCCTTATGTAATAGTTGATGGCTCTACACCTGCTTTTGATGATTGGGTAAGCTTTGTGGACACCTACTTAGTCACTTCACCACTGCAATTCTTCTTTAGCAATCAGACTCTAAACTTTACAGGTCTAACTGCCGGAACAGAAACAGGAGATCAGATTGGTGCAATTGCTGCTACTCTTCCAGCCGGAACAGTTACAACTTATGACAAGCAGGACTTTATTGATGCAGTTGCAGCCTTATCTTGGCCTGCTGGCATTGAGGTTACAGGAAGCATAGTAAACTTCTCAGGCAATGAAGTCGTAGAACTTAAGTTCTGCAATTACTTGGCAAGTGAATACCCATCAATTCAAGCTAAGGCAATAGTAGAAGAAACATCCTTTTATTTTGCCTATGTCAAATCTCTATGCTGTGAGCCAACTCAATTTCAATGCACATCATTGATTCCAGCAGTTTCTTCGGGGTGTTACAGGCTTGGGATTTACAACATTCAAGAAACAGGAGGCTCTAACACTTGCCAATTGACATTTGAGTATATTATTGATAGCCCCGAAACTTATGTTGATGATATTAACTTCTACTCGCCTAAGTGGCTTGCCTTTGCTCTTTATGATGGAGCTAATCTATCACAGATTTACACTGAGCAAATCCCATCTACTTCTCCTCCTTCAACAGGGTTTGACCTTGCTCAAATTATAGACTTTGCCAATGGCATCCCAGGCATGGTTGCCACTTATGATGAAGAGACTGCTTACTTGACTTACAATTGGACAGTAACAGTGCCGTGCAATCAGGAGTTTAGTTTTAGGCATCTTGTTTTAAATGAGGATGATAGTGTAGTTGATTTAATTTTCTCAACAGAAACACAACTCTGCACATGTGAAGTGGTAGACTTGGATGCTTATTCGCTCTATTCACTCAGCAACATCATCAACATTGATGGCTCAGATTGCTTTTCCACCATCATTGAATTTTGGGCAAATGATAAATCAATTGCTCAGGGATTTGAGTACTTCAACGGATGGAAGCAGAGAGTAAGAATTGGCCTAAATGGTGGAGGAGCAAAGCCTGTGATTGAGGAAAACTTATACAGGCAATCCAATGGAGTTCACAAAAGGCCTCAAAACAAGCAGGATTTATCATTAGATTTGCATTCAGACTTTATTGATGAACAGACTCAGCTTGCGCTTGTTGATGCCACTCGACATCCGTACTTAGTTTGGAACAATAAGTCAATTTTTGTGAAGGGAGACATAGATGTTGCCACCATCCAAGACTTTACGACACAATCCTCTTTTGAAACTTTGGCTCAGGTCAAATTTTCGGCACTCGTTCAGGGCTTTCAGCCTAAAAACTCAAGTTGTTTAACTTGCTAATACTATGTCAATATTTTCTTTAACATGTCCGGATGTAGGATGCTATCAGAATTTCCTCTGTGATCCTGAGTTCCAAAATAAAATCGTTGCAGTGGCTTATGTAAAGAAGTCTGCTGCTCTTACTTCCGTTGAGAAAGCTACTGCTGACTCATGGATTGGTGCTCTCTATGAGAGATACCTTGATGGTGAAGGCTACCTTGTGCTTAACACATCAGGAGAGAAGCCAAAGCCTGAAACTGCTACCACTGCTGGTAGAGGAATGCAGAACACTAAGGCTCTTGCAAAGACTCACACTCTGACCTATCAGGACATGCAAGGAGTTGTACAAAATAATGTACAATTCTACAATGATATTCTTGCGTCGGCTCAGAATTATGACTTCTACTACTTCACTCCTGGTAGAATTTGGGATGCTTCAGGCTATTATGTGACTGTAATTGGTGACCCAATTATCACAGCTGAACTTAACACCTATCAGATGGCTGAGGTAACTGTGAACTGGGTTTCTAAAGTCAATCCGTTGCCTTATGAGTTTGATACTGATAGCTTCTTAGAGGGCTTGTATTACATCATCAGCTTCACTGGAGGTTCAGGTAGCACTTACATTGGCAACACTATTACAAGTGGATGCACAGACCCACAGACTGTTACTTTTTCAGCTGTTCTTAATATCGGGGCTATTTCAGGCGCACCAGCGCAGAGTTGGTCAATTGATGAAGTAAGTGGAAGTGATCCAATTGGTGATATTGCTCTTGGAATGGATGCAACAACTGGTATTCTAAGCTGGACTCCTGGAGATGGTAGTGTTGATGGTACATACATTTTCACGGTTACTGTGACCAACGAATACGGATGCGTATTTGGTCAGGAGACAATCACTCTTAATGTTGCTTGCGCAGTTTAATTAATTAGGGATGGAGGAGTTAATTGGACAACTATTTTCAACCCTCATGGACAGACAAATCCGTGAGGGCAAACTTGAGTACATTGAATGTGCGAGAGAAAAGGCTGAGGAGCTTGAGTATCACTTCGAAAATGAGTATCCAACTAAACTCCTCCATACTCAACATCCTTCTGAAGAGCCTTGGATGAAGGACTATAGAAGGCAGAGATGGCAAGCACCAACAACCACAGCCACAGGCAGAGTCTTTAACTTCTTGCAGAAGATTCAGCAGGCTGATGACTTTAAGATAAGCTTTGAAAGTGACTATCAGAAGACAGGAGTTGCTGAGAGGATAGGCTTGCAGGATAACACATTGCAATTCTATGTTGAAAATAATCTGCCAAAGTTTGGCAGCCTTGAGACATGGTCTTTCAATGTTTTTCTTAAGACCTACCTTCAGGATGCAAATGCAATTGTTGCAGTTCTGCCTAATTATGATGAGTTCATCAAGAACCCAGCAGGGGTTACAACCTTAGACTGGCTAAAGCCTTACCCTCAGACAATCTTCTCAGAAGACTTGATTTTTGAGGAGGAGACTTTTGTCATCATAAAAGTTGAGGATTATGAGGACATGAATCGCAAGAAATGGGATCAGTTTCTCTGCATCACAATGGAGGGCTTAGTCCTATTCAGGCAAGTCAATCAGTACACTTATGACAATCCTTTTCAGATATTCATTCTGCCTTACATCTTCACCTATCTGCCTGTCATCAAGGTTGGCTCTGTAATCTATGAGGAAGAAGATGGACATTTGGTTTTTGATTCAGTTCTTGCTCCTTGTCTGCCTGCTTGGAATGAAGTATTATTTCGGACAGATGACCTAAACATCTTATGGGCTACTCATGCTCTGCCTCAGAAGTGGGCATTAAAGATGAGTCCTTGTAAGACCTGTAATGGCACAGGACAGAGGACAAATCGCAAGGAGGAGAGAGTTGGCTGTAATGATTGCCAAGGCTCAGGAAGAGCCTCAAGCAGTCCATTTGGCCTGATGGAGATTAACATTGACAGAGTTTCAGCTGTTAATCCTAATCCACTTGTTCCACCAGTGCCTCCGGCTGGATATATTGAAAGACCTACTGAGACAGTAAGACTATTCCAGGAGGACATCCTTCAGAAAGAATTTCAAGGCTTTAAAGCCATTGGCTTGGAATTGCTTGGTCAGATTCCAGCTTCTCAATCAGGGATTGCTAAGGAGTATGATAGAAAGGAACTAAACACCTTCTGCTATTCAGTGACTGTTCACTTGGCTCAGGTTTACAATAAGGTTTGCTTTCACATCCTTTATCAAAGGTACAACAGCCTCTTTGCTTCCTCTTTGATGGACAGCGACAAAGTCAAAGCAGCATTGCCACAGATTACTGTGCCTACTGACTTTGATGTCATGACCACAGACATGATTGGTGAGATGCTGACCAAGGCAAGACAGGGTAATTTTGACCCTCTGATTATCTCAGGCATTGAAGATGATTATGTTGAGAAGCTTTATGGCGAGAACTCAATCCAGCAGATTTACCTAAAGATATTGAAGCAGCTTGATCCATTGCCATACAAGACAATTGATGAAAAGACACTTCTGCTCAATAGCCAAGGATGCACACTGCAAGATTATGTTTTAAGTGCTAACCTTCCGGCCTTTGTGATGCAGCTTGTGGACAATGATGCTACCTGGTACGATAAGCCATTCAACATCCAACGCATGCAAGTAGATGCAATGGCAGCTGCCAAGGTTGCTCAGATTAGGGTTGCCTCTGTTCCAATCATGCCTGAAGGAATGTAATGCCAACAGAGAAGCAATTAGCCATTATCCGGAAAATCCAGCAGATTCAGCTGGATATTGAGAATAAGATGGCTGATTCTTTGCCAAAAGTATTTAAGACCTTAAGCAATGAAGTAATTGATTTAGCCTCTGAACTTAGTCTTAACCCAAAGGATCGGGCTAAGACTTTAAGAGAGATGGTTAAGCTTAAGAAGGACATTGCTGATACAATTGTCAATAATGCAGCCTATCAGACTGAGGTTGTGGCTGTCATCAATGGATACAAGGCTCTTGCAGAAGCATCCAATGAATATTTAAGTTTGATTCTAGATGACTTTTCCCCAAAGACTGAACTTTATAAAGCCATTCTTGAGACTAATATTGAAATTACTAAGGATGCTCTTATAGGTTCAGGCATCAGAAACAACTTCAGCAATGCGATTCAGGAAGTACTAAAGAGCAACATTGCCGGAGTGAGCAACAGGGCAGAACTTAATAAGACTCTAAGGCAGTTTATTGAAGGCACACCTGAAGATTTGCCATTCTTGAACAGATACATTAAGCAGACAACTAATGATTCTGTAATGGCATTTAATGCAGAGTACATTCAGACAGTTAGCGAGGACTTAGGTGTTGAGTATTATCTGTATGCCGGAACAATCATAGAAGACTCAAGGCCATTTTGTAAGGCAAGGACTGGTAGATTCTTCACTACTGACCAGGTAAAGGATTGGGCAAGCCTTAAAGGATGGCAAGGAAGGATGGCAGGCACTAATGCCAACACAATCTTTATTTATAGAGGAGGATATAATTGCAGGCATCAGCTATGGCCTGTAAGCAAAGAGCAATATGATGCAGCTTCAGAAGATGGCAGAACCGGAGTAAAATAAAAAAAGCCCAGAAGGGCTTATTTTAAAACAGAGTTAATTGAGATTTAAGACTTACAGCTGATTTGATGTTTGCTTTTGCTAAATCAAAATAGCTTTCTTTCAATTCAAACCCTATGCCTTTCCTTTCCATTTTAACAGCTTGAAAAACCTCGCTACCAATCCCCATGAATGGAGTAAAAACAGTATCTCCTTTATTCGAATATAAATGAATCAATCTCTCAATTGTATCAAGTTGAAGTGGGCATATATGTTTTTCATCATTATCTTCTCTGCCATTCCTATATCCTTGCAATGTGTTTCCATAGTTAATATCCATCCATACAGGGGATGCGTATTTCTGCCATAAATCAACTGATAACTCAGTATTATTAACTGGGTTTTCTCTTTCCCCATCTTTTCTAAAGACCATTACATAATCAGGGATGCCTACTCTGCTCATTGTTGAGTCCTTCTTAATTTGTTTATGAAGTAATCCGAGAGCCTTAGTCCTTTGCATTTCAACTACTGGATCTTTCCATATTGTTATCCTGCTGTGATAAATAAATCCAGCATCTTGAAAAGCAGAAAGAATCATTCCTGAAAAGTCACGAAGGCCAATAAAACCTTCTTTGCCTTTTTGAATTGGTAAGTCCATGCAATGAACAGCCACATTTCTGCCTGACATTGTTATTCTATATAATTCCTTGATAAGAAATCCGAATTGAGTAAGAAACTCATTATAGTCTTTTGAATTTCCCATATCCTCAATATGGTTTGAATATGTATAAAGTTCAGCAAATGGAGGGCTAAATACAGAAAGACCAACTGATTCATCAGGTACAGATTGAATTAGTTGTACAGAATCACCTCTCTTGATTTGATACCATTCTGTATTTTCTGATTCAGTATCAAATACGGATTCAGATATAAAACTATTATTTAAGTTTTCATTTATGGCTTTGCTCATTTCTTCTTGCATGGTTAAAAATTGTTTTTGTTTTAAGTCTATTGCTGTTTTAACATTTGCCATTGTATCAGTAGTGATAAGGTAAATGTTTACTTCATTCTTTTGCCCAAATCTATAAGACCTTCTGATGGACTGATATAATCCTTCAAAGCTAAAATCTAATGAAGCAAATACCTGGTTTCGGCAATTCTGATAGTTCATTCCAAATGATGCAATCTTTGTCTTAGTTATTAAGACTCTAAATTCATTATTGGCAAATCCTATAAGTTTAGACTTTTTCCATTCATTTGAATCAGACCCTGAAACCTCAATGGCATCCGGAATAAGTTTTTTCAAAAGTTCGCCTTCCTCATTCTGTTTTATCCAAATAATAAAGTTTTCATCTGAATCATTCACAATCTTAGCAACTTGATCAAGCCTTTCAACTTTAGTAATTCTAAGTTCATGATTAAAGTTAGTAGCTGAAATTATAGCATCATTGAATATGCGACCATTCTCTCTTTTAGGGGTTTTAATTTCTTTTTCAATAAGATTCAATGAAGGCAAGGAATATCCATCCATCTGAAAACCTATATCCTGTGGCTTATTAAGCATAATAGCCCATGAGCCAATAAACTGATAAAACATTTTAACAGCATGTCCTTTTAGCCTCCATTTGGCTGTCTCGCCTCCATCATGAACAAAGTACATTGCAAGCATTTCATTTCTGCTCATTATATCTAAAAACTCAGAATGGTTACCAAGCTCCATTGGATCATTTGGAGATGGTGTTGCTGTGCATGCTAATTTATATGGAGTCTTAGCAAATGATTCTAAAATTAGCTTTTTAGTAGCACCTTCAAAATTTTTCAATATTGAACTCTCATCCAATAGAACTCCTGAATAAATAGAACAGTCTATATTGTCTAGTTGCTCATAATTTTGAACATCTATATTAATCAAAGGAATGTTGAAATTAGATGCTTCATTAATGGTCTGTTCTACAACAGCAAGAGGAGCAAGTATGAGTACCTTTCCATTTGTTCGCATTGTTACTTGATATGCCCATTCAAGCTGCATGAATGTTTTACCAAGGCCACAGTCAGCAAAAACAGCGTACTTTCCAGCCTTTAATGCTCGCTTTACTATAAATCGCTGAAATGTGAAAAGTAAAGGATTTAATTCTGACTCATCAATCTCAAAGCCTGAATTGATATGTTTTTTTTGTTTTTGATTTAAAAAATCAAGGTAGGCATCTACATCAATAGATGATTTTGTTTGGTTATCTTTTTTCATGTTGGTTAGATTTTTAACTCCTGCAAACCAAATAGAAAAAAAGTATTTTACAAAATATCTGCAAATATTTATTCTAACTTAAGCATCTTATAAAAAGGAGCAGGCACATGCTTTGCCTTAGTTGGATGCTTCTTGCTCCTGAATGGTCTGCCTATGCCGATATAGGTATCCCACTTTTGAGTTTTGTGGTCAAAGACAAATCTGCGGTAACAACTGGAGAGCAGTAGGCACAATGTAAGCACAGTAAGTAGCCTCATAGTGACTTGTCAAATTCTGTCAAGTCTGCAATTGGCAATAGATGCCTCTGCTCCACAACTATTCTAAGACCATAGCCTAAGTCTTTAAGTTCGGAAACATCTTTAATTGCCTCCTTCTTGATATAGCCTAATATCTGCACAAGCATCTCAGGCTCTGAGCAGTAGCAAAGGACAAACAAATCTGCAATAATTTCTTTCAAGTTATTGAAAACAAGCCTGCCAGTCTTATACTTGGTGGACTTGACTTGGATATTGTAAGAGCCAAGCATAAGGTCAGTCTCTCCTCCATCACCATCAAGGTTTATTGATGTGTCAAATGGCAAGCCTAAGTACTTAGCAACGGCATATTCACCCATCACACCCAACATATCTGCCTGTTCTTGGGTGTTTCCCCATCGAGCAACAGATTGTCTATTGGGTTTTACTATATCCTTTAGATAATGTCTACCTGATGCTAATACCTTGAGAAACTTGATTTCTCTATCCGTAAAGTTGATTGACACTTCATAAATCAGTTTGCAATAATAAGCGAAAAAAAAGGATATTTGGGTATGAAAAAAGGCAAAACCTCTACTAATTCGGTTGCTAAAATCACATTTGGCAAGCGCAGAGAGGGCAAGCATAAGAAGGCCAAAAAGCCTAAAGCTGGCAGAGCCAAGAAGTACATTGGACAAGGAAGATAATGGCAGACAAGAAGTTTAAAACCAAGGTCAATGGTAAGACTGTCAAGTTCGGGGCAAAGGGTTACTCCATTGCACCAGGCACTGCCAAGGGAGACAGCTATTGTGCAAGATCAGCAGGCATTAAGAAGTGTGCAAAGCCACCTTGTGCCAATGATTTAAGCCGTAAAGCTTGGGGTTGTGTTGGCAAGAAGTCGGTCAAAAGTGCTGCTAAAAAGTTCACTCGGATTAAGTAATTTTACAAAATGCAACTCAAGCACTTTACACTTTCAGAGTTTGATTCTCCTGATGCTCCTGGTTCAGGTGCAAAGATGAAACCTGAGTTTCTGCAAAGGCTTGACAATGCTCGGTCAATTGCTAAGATTCCATTTGGCATCAATTCGGGGTTTAGAACACTTGCTCATAATGCTAAAGTTGGTGGTGTTGATTCAAGCAGTCACACCCAAGGATGGGCAGCAGACATTGCTTGTAAGGATGGGGCTAAGAGATGGGTAATTATTAATGCTCTTCTCAAATCCGGTATAAACAGAATAGGGGTTTCAAGCAGCTTCATTCATGCAGATTGTGATCCTTCAAAGCCAGCAAATGTGATTTGGACATACTAATGACAGCAGAACTAAAGGAAGAGTTGATTAAGTTTGGGTTTGACTTACCTGCTTATGGAGCAATAATGCTCGCAAAGATTGCTGACATCAATACCAGCAATTATTCAGACTTGGAGAAGTATATGTATGAGCATGGTTGGCTTTGGCTTCTTGTCCTCCGGTTTGGCAATGTGATTTGGGATTTACATCATAAGTTATCAAAGACTGTAACCATCTATGAAGCTGGAGAGTCTATTAAGATTACTGGATATGGAAAAATATATAGAGAAATCAAAAAATTACTGAAATGAGAAAATTTGAAACCATATGGCTATTTGCCTTTTTTATGATTTATATTGCCTATGATAGATTCCATGCCTATGATGTTGAATCAAAAATTAGTGATGATGTTCAGTACCTCGCAAAGAGTTGCATCACTTCAGGGATTGACTTGGCGAACATTAATTACAGGGTGGACACGGTTCACAAGCAAAATATGGCTTTGGCTAAGACTGTCTTATATTTGGATTCATGCAACCAGGTCAAGACACAAAAAGCAGACAAAGCGGAGAGAAGAGGCAAGTTCGTGGGAGGGCTAATCAAAGGTCTCTTCCCGGGCATTTGAATCAGCATCTGTATTCAAAAAGAATGCAGGTCTACGCATACACATGCACTTCTGTTGTGCTTGTTGGAATGCTCCTCGGCACTGGGTACTTATATCAAGTAGAGAAAGTAAGTGCATCTGACAGCGTGCTGATGTTCATACTTGGTCAAGTACTCGGTGCGTGGGTAGCATTGACAAACAAAATATTCCGAATTACTGCTCCAGTAATTTCTCAAGATAACTAACTAAATTGCGTTCATGAATTGCTTGCAGAATTACATCGGTCTTCAGGGTTGCTCGGCAGAATTGCCATTGTCAGGAGTCTATATTAATGATTATCCTGGTATGTCTTCAGAACTTATGGAGAAGATTGCCACTCCTGAGCAAGCCTCTTATATTGGAATGTGGAACTCAGCTCAGGCTGTGTCTTACTTAAGAATTAAGAGAGACATTCAGCTTGCATTATTCGAATCAGCAGAGGCACAACTTGATCAGGTGCTATTTCAGACAAGTAAGAACTTTGTTCAGCAATGGCAACAGATTCAGGTTGTGCCTGAAGAGGCAATATTAAAGGGAGCATTTGTAAGCATTCAAGGGAGTAAATATCTAAGCCTCCGCATTAAGCAATTGCTTGTTTATAATGCAGGGAGTGAAACCGTGACAGATTGTCCTTGGTTCGTTTTCCAAACTCAAGATGGGAGCATTCTTGACCAAGGGACTTATAACCTTGTCCCAGGCATGAACTACATTCCTATCAACAATGAATTTTATTCAGACTTCGATAAGATAAACATCATGGCTGCTGTTGATTGCACCAACTTAGCAACAACCACAGGCATGTTTATTGATTGGGGTTGGAATCAGATGGAGTTGGAGTGTGCCACAAGATTCACCTACCTATGGCGCAATGGCTGGAGCATCTTTCCAGTTACTGCTCCTTTAGACTATGGCTTTGGGGATAGTTGGAGTCAGGACAATAGCCAATCAGGAGTCTATATGGATGCTCAATTGCTCTGCTCACTTGATAGCTTCATCTGTCAGCAGAAAGAGTTTCTTGTTGATGCTTGGGCAAACCTTCTTTGCTATCAGATTCTTTGGGCTAAGGTTGCATCACCAAGGGCTAACTACTTTAGTCAAGGAAACAGAGAGTTTACTGAGAGAGCAATGGCTACCTTCCTTGAAGGTTATCAGCAGTCGCTTGCTATTTGGGCAAGACAGCTGAACCTTAGAGGTGAAGGCCTCTGCTTTAATTGTGACAATGCCGGGCTTATCCAGCAGGGCTTTGTTAGGCCATAACAGCTTGCAATTATATTCGAAAGGGTATAATTTGTGAGATTATGCTCAAACTATATCCTTTAGGGTATAATCAGAACTTCTCTGCTTGCTCAATTGCTCGGTTCATATACCACTGAGCCTTCTTTAAGTCTTCCATCTTACTTCCTTTCTTACCTGCCCTATTGATGTACTTGATTACATTGCCAAGGGCAAAGTCAAGATTCCAAGCTTCAATTACTTTGATTGCCTCATAAGGATTCTCCTCTCCTCCGTAGTGCTGAGGATGGTCAATTAAGATGTTTGCTTGTTTCTTATCTAACTCCGCGAAATAGTCTGTGATTGCTCCCATAGTTACCATGAATAATAAAGTGTCTTTGGCTCATCAACTTCGTTCATTGTAGTAAGCCTGAAGTCATCAATTGATTTGTAAAGTTTTCCGTTGTAAAGATAGCCTGCAATCTTAGGTCTTGATCGCATATTAATCAGTTCAGCTTTTATCAAAACATCATTGCAGTCAATGTGACCTTCATGGTCAATTATCCAGTCAATTAGTTCCTGAAGCTGAGTCTTATCCATAGGGCAAAAGTATTATTTATCATCATCTTTAAAAAGAGACATCACCAAAGCACCAATTGCAGCAGATGCAACAGCAATGGTTTTCCAAACTGACTTAGATGCTACTTCCTCTACCTTGATTGATTCAATCTCTTTGACTCTGTCTCTATAATGATTGATGTCTTTCTCGAGGTCTTGAATCCTTCGGAGTAAGTCTTTATTGAGGTCAAGCAATTCGATAATCTCTTGCTCATTGATGAGCCTTAGCTCCTCAAGTTCTTCAATGCTTATGTAAGGTTTACTCATTTGCAATCGACTGAAAGTATTTTAGTGACTAATGTGTCATTAAGAATGAACCGTTGCACATTAACCTGATTACCTATCCAGCCATTATTATTGCCACAAGAGTAGTAACTGCTTGAGGTTGTCTTTGGGTATCCAGTTCTTGCCGGATAGTAATCTTCTGAGAGCATCTGTGTGCAGGTTTGGCAATCATTCTTTTTGCAGCTTAATAGAATAGGGGCAATTAAAGCAAGAATCAAGCATAAAGTAAGGGCATTACTAAACTTAAACATTGCCTTTGCCATTTACAATGTCTTTAAGTTGATTCATAATCCTTTCTTGAGGCACACCCCAAAACATCTCACAGCTAAACTTGCCATCATAATGCTTGCCAGGAACAGTCACAAAGTAAGACTGCCTATATTCATTAGGCTTGGCTGTGAACCTCTCACACTGCTCTTTGATTGGGCAATCAGTGCCTTCACACATTGCTATGTCTGCCATTGTTTTTTTGTTTAGTAGTCAAGATAAGATTCGAACTTATGACAATGCAACCCTTAAGGATGTGATAGGCCTCTTCCACATTACGCATTACTTGACTATGTTGCTGGTGGAGGATTCGAACCTCCATCTGCCGATTATGAGTCAGCCTGTTACCCAAGGTGCTATTTATTCGCACTTACACCAACCAGCATGTGGTTTATTTCTCGTTGATTATTGCAAGGATTATGTGCCTAAGATACTTGAGTTTTGCTAATGCCCCTCGATAGTAATCCTGATTCAATTTATCATTGGCTTGCATCCAAAGAATCTGCTTGACCTCCTTATCAATAATTATGACCACTTGTTTGAGTTGATCCATTGAGATTAAGTTTTTTGAGTTCCTCTTTCATCATCTCCTGTTCAATGCAGTACTCTCTGATAATTCTCCTCAAAACTATTGAGGCATTCTGCTGGCCTACTGCAACAAGCCATCTGTCCTTCTCCTCATCCGTGCATGATGCAGTTATCTTGTTGTAAAGTCTTTCCTTCGCCATTATTACTTAAATTTGGATGTTGAATTTTTTCCTCCAATGTGTCTTACATAGCCTCGGAGTAATGAAGCTGCCCTAAAGCCATGCTCTAAATACTTAGCATTGGCATCAATCTCAGACTTACATGGGTTGTTTGGAATGAAATAAGTAAAGTTGCTGAATGCTCCTACCTCTTTATAATCCTTAAGCCTACGAAGACCAGGATTCCAAGTGAACCCATGCCAAGTGGATCGGTAATTAAGTTTTAGCAGGATGTATTTAGTGCCTTTGTTTGTGGACAAAGGATGTCCAATTACTGGATGACCATTGCGGTCAGCAGGATACCTGAGCCAAACACAAGAAATAGAGGCATTGTCCTTGAGAACTTCTTTAGATGCTTGTATAAAGCCATAGCAATCAAACTCCCAATCATCCTCGCAATGAAAAATGTATTCAGTCTCAACAAGTGCATACATCTTGTCAATGGCTACAACTTGCCCTACATTCTCACTAAACAACCAAATTGGCATAAGCTTCCATGCCTCATAAACTGATTGATCAAGCAACCTTCTAAACTCCATAGGCACAGAGCCTGAATCCTCATGAATAATAAACTCATATGGTGGGACATCATCCCAAAATTGGAGAAGGCTTGTGACTGTCCTTTCAAGAAGGTCAAACCTCTTATAAGAGGTCAGGCAGATGGTTACATTACTTGAAGACATAAGCCACGAATTTAATTATCAGCAATGATGCTAAGATTAAGTAGACTGAATAAGTAAAGCCTACTATTACTGCTTTTTTTAGCAATTCTTTAATTTCTCTGTTCATAATCTTACAAAATATAGGTTGTCGATTAAGGTAAGTTTATCACCTTTTTGAAATTGCTTTAGCTGACCTCCAAAGGCCTTGACTTGCAAATCATATTGCTGTTGGGTAATGTGAATGCCATAAATCATCATGCTAAATGGATGAGCATTCAATGTATATGAGATGCGCCATTCATCTGCCAATTCATATACTACAATGTTGCCACCATAGCGATAGACAGCTTCTTGAATCTCTTTCAAGTCTTCTGTGAATAGGTCAATGAATATCCCATCCATGACATCAATTACCTTTGCTTTTTCTGTATTCATTTTTTGGTTAGATTTGAATGCAATACTAAAACATTGGTTTTTTATCTGCAAATATATTTGTAAAATATTTATGCCTGTCTATGATTCAACATCTGCCTTCCTGAAGCAACAGCTAAGGAACTTTAGTGATGCTTCTAAAGCTGCTAAGGTCTTAAGGGCAGCTGCTGTCTATGCTGCTCCGGCAGTGCAGGCAAGAGTCCAGCAGGAAGGCAAGAAATCAGATGGCACAAGCTTGCCTCCTTATGACTCAGGTAAATCTTTTAGCACATCAAGCCCAATAGGTAAGAGGTTTGGTGATGTTGCCAACAAGAGACAACAAAAAGCCTTTGGCAGTGGTGATTCATTTGGAAGCTATAAAGAATTCAGGGAGAAGTTAGGCAGGCAGACTGCATACATGGACTTGACATTAACCGGAGACATGTGGGCAAGCTGGAGACCTATTCCTATTTCAGATCAAGCTTATGGTGTTACCTTTGTCTCAGCCGAACAAAATAAGATTGCAGGCTACCTGGAGGAAAGATTTGGGGCTATCTTTGAACTTACTGATAAAGAACTTGAGCAAAGCCTGCAAACCATTAACAGACTGGCAATCGAATATCTCAAAAGATGAAGCTTACTAAAGTAACCGTAGAGAGTGCCATTGCAGACTTGTGCAATAATCTGTCTGCCACTTATCCTGGCAATCAGATGCTCAACTATGGTGAGGCAGTTGAAAGCATCATTGAAAATCAGGCAGGCAATTATGTGACCAAGGATGGTGTAACTTATTGCGCTGTAAATGATGGCTACAAGCTTGTTTTATTCTTAGTGAGGGAATCAGCCTCAGTAGAGCAACAGCCAGCCGGAGGCAGAGCCAATAGCCTTCTTAGGACAGTCAGAATTAAGCTTGTTGCAAACACAACTTTAGAAAGTGCAGAATTCGCACTAACTTCAATTATAAACCGGACAAAAGGAATAAATTACGAATCTACAGACTATGATTCAAAGGCGATCGCAAGACAATACTTCGGACTCGAGGAAAGGAATTTCGAGACATCGTTTTTTTCCATCAACCTCTCAATTACCGAAAGGATCAATTGTGAAGTTGCCTGTTGATGCAATCTATTACATAAGCCTGAAGAAAACACCCATCAGGAAGGTCAAGATGATTGAACATTTCAATTCTATTGGCTTAACTGATAAGCATGGCAATGATCCTATTCTTGAGGTTGCAAGTGATGGCAATAATATCAAGCATCGTGTAGACAATAGTCTTAAGATTAAGAATAAGAGGTGTAAGATGAGCATGTCAGAGATTGGATGCTGTGCCTCTCATCGGGAAGTTTGGAAGAAGCAAATTGACCAGGGGCATGAATATGTATTGGTATTAGAAGATGATGCTCGCTTTGATTTAGATAAACTTATTCAGCTGACTACAAATTGGAGTCATCTGCCTGAGTTTGAATTGTTGCATTTAGGTTGGGAGTATTATGCAGGCTATAAAGTGCAAACAATTGAACAGGTAGAGATTGAAGGCCATCCTAACCTTTGGAAAGGAGATGGCATGTGGCTAACGCATGCCTACATTTTAAGCCTATCAGGTGCAAAGATTTATGAGGAAAGGACAAGGGTGCAAAACAATGGGCTTGATGGAATGACCTCGGTTATTCAGTCAGACATGATTGCTTATGGCTTTAAACCAGGGATTGCAAGCCAAGAGACAGTAACAGGTAAAATGCAAACCACTATTCATCATACAGGGTAATCATTTAAACAATTAATAAATGGATAATTTACAGTACATTAAGGATGCCATCAGAGAAAAAGGCTCTAATGCACAAATTACAGTTGTGCGTTGGGAACTAAACCCAACTACAGGGGCGCAAGACCATGCATTTGAATTTCAAGTTAATGCTCGCATTGCACTTCGTGAACTTCAAAAGCCAATCAATAAAAGAGGGTACAGCTGGTCTAAGGTTAGACCTTTGGGAGATGTGATTGTTGGCAGGACAACCTCAGCCGGAGGAGACATGAACAGCCTAAGCAACCCCGAACTTCTTAGTAAGCTAAAGGAAGAACTTAAGGCACAAGTGAGGGCTGAACTTGAGGCTGAATTGGCTGCTGATGCTGAAGAGAAACCTAAGCGCAAAAAGAAAGTAGTTGAGGAGTTAGGTGATGAGCCTACTTTAGATGGTGCTGCTTTATTCGAATCATTTAGCAATCCACAAATATGAGCATGAACATTAAAGAGTTTTTGATTTCTCAGGCTAAGAGAGCCGGAGTATCTGATGATCCTGAGTTCAACTTAATGATTTCAGCATCTGTTCTCAATGACATTCAAGTGCCGGAGGCAGTAAGCAATAAGTTCAATACCAATCTGTATGACTTTGAACTTGCCAAGACAAGCCTTGACCTAAAAAAGCACTTCATCAGTAATTACATGATGGGCTATGATGAGGAGATTGTTCGCATGGCTAAAGAGTATGGGCTTGATGGCAATGCTGTGGAAGAGTTGAAGGTAACTAAGAACTCAGGGGACAAGATTAAGCTTGCCCTAAAGAAGATGAAGGAACTAGAAGAGAAGGCTAAAAACTCTGTCAATTCTAATCAGTCTGAGGAGTTCCTGAAAAAGATGTCTGAGGCTCAATATAAGTATGATGAACTGGTTAGTAAGGCTGAAGCCGACAAGTCCCTAATTGAGCAAAGATATGTTTCTAAAATGAAGCAACTTTGGGAACAGACTCAGCTTAATGGCATTCAATGGAATGATCAGATACCGGAGGCTGCTCGGATTCCTGCTTACCAGGCAGTACTTGATCGCAAGCTTCATCAATTAGATGGTCAAATAATTTATGATGCAGAAAGGAATGCAGCTAAGTTAGTTAATGCTAAAGACCCATCTTTGCCGTTAGTACATAATGGAAGAGAGTTTTCGTATTCTGACCTTTCTGCATTAGTTTTGCAGGAGAATAAGCTGTTGAAGGAGCAAGGTCAAGGTGGCACTAACCATGTTCAATTCGCAGCAGGCACACCAACTATACCGACAATCCCTACACAGGGTAGTCAAGGCACTACACTTCCTGCTTCAGTTCGGTCAGCTTTAGCTGATATTGGGAACTTAGCAGCTAAACTTTAGTAAAAAAAATGTCATTATCAACAGCTAATGTCTGCCCAGCGATATTAACCTCACTGGCAGACAACCTAATAAACAATCCAGGCAATGTGCAGCTTCAAGGCGGCATGCTTGCTGCACTAACCAGCCAATCAAATCTTTCTGCTGGTCAAATCATTCGCCAAGCAAATGACAATGGAACAGGTCAGCTTAAAGAAGTTCGTGTTGTGTACAAGCAGCGCAAGCTTGCTTCTTCTGCTACGGACACTAAAGATTGCGTGGCAGATGGTCAGATGAACTACATCGAGGAGACAGTTCCAATCAACAATTATCGTGGTGTATCCTTCACAATGTCTGAGGCTCAGATTCGTACATACTGCGATGCTTATCTTCAATTGACTGAACTTACGGGTTCGGTTCAACCGGGACAAATCGTGGAGAGAGCCAATGGAATTGGTGCTGCTCAAGGGGCTTTATCAGTAGTTCGTGAGATGTTCATGGACTTCCAACTTTCTGCCAATGCTCTTGTGCAGGCAATCAATGATGACTTGATTACTGCTGCACTTGGTGGTGTAGGTGCATGGTTTGGTAATGTTGCTAACCCAACTTACACAGTTGAGAACACTTCAGATGGTTCGGTTAAGGCTAAAGGTCTTTTCGAAATGAAGCAGTCATACATGAACACCGGATTCAATGGTGCACCTATCATTGTAGGTGGTGCTGGTGCGCTTCAGAGAGTATGGATGAACGATTCTCGTTACTTCGGTCAAGGTGCTAATGGTATCAATTTCGCAACTGTTCGTGATAACACTGGCATTGCTGATTTCTACTTTGATCCTAACATTGCAAGCAACATGACCAATGCGGATTCAGCCATCGTGTTTGCTCCTGGTTCTCTCCTGTATCTGCCATACCTTAACTATGTTGGCAACTATGGTCAGATTGGAACAATGAATCGCTTCACAATGCCGATTCCAGGCTTACCTTCTGTACGCCAAGACATAAGAATTTTGCCTGATGAGTGCCTAGAGACATATCAGGTCTTCTGCGAAGCAGCCTTCGATTTGTTTGCAGCTCCTACGGCTATGTTCCCTGCTGGAGATCAAAACGAAGGTGTAAACGGTGTCTTCAAGGCTCAGTTCGTTGCTGGTTAATTAACCACACTGCTTAAAGAAAGAGGGAGGCCAAAAGCCTCCCTTTTTTTGTCGAAAAACTGTTCATTACTAACCAAATTAACACACTATCGAATACTAAGGCTTAAGTTCTCACGCATCTGCGCTCCTGGTACATGCTCACCATCTTTAATAGCCTTGCCTATCTCTGCCTTCCAAGGCTCTTTCTTAATTAGCCAAAAGCCTGGAGGGATTGAATCCTCATCAAGTATCTCAACTGAAACACTCTTGCGAGTTGATAGCTTGGCTAAGGTTGTTTCAAATCTTTTGACTCCTTTGCTATCCTCTTGCCCAAAGAGCATCAAAGCAGCAAGCAGGTTCTCTCTAAGCCTCTCAACAGTCTTATCCTTTGCCTTCTTGATGGCTTGGATGCGCTTAAGTTCAGCAGCTGCCTGATCTGATTCAGATTCAAGCTTAAGAATGAACTTAGCATAGGCCTCAGCCTTGTGGCTGAAGTTCTCTCTCCTAATGGCTAATTCTTCCATTAGTTCATCGGTGACCTCACCACCGTTCTCCTCCATCAAGCTGATGAAGGAGAGTTCTTCTTGAGTTAATTGCCAAAGTGATGCCATGACTTAGAAAGGAAGATCATCAAATGAATCATCAATGCTCACTGGTGCTGCTTGTGCCACTTGTGCCACTTGTGCCACAGGCTTAGGCTGAAGAAGTTGCTGAAACTCCTTAGAGCCTCTTACCATCTCCTTAATAAACTCCGGCATTGAGTCGAACTTATCCTGGTTATAATCAAGGACTGAGAACTCAAAGGTCGGGTTGATTTGCGCAGGGCATTCCATGCCTTTCATCACTGGTGATATGCTTGCAATCCTTTCATAAACCTTCTCAGGATTAGACTTAGAAGCCTGATGGAAGATAGAAATCATACAAGGCTTTGTGAGCAGCTTGGCTACATCAAACTCCTTTGCTTCATCCTCTGAGAATGCTTTGCCTCTCCAGCCTGTGAGCAATGCTCTAAGAGTGCTTTTCTCATTCATGCTTAGTGTGACCTCTTTGCTAATGACACAAGGCTGCTCTCCCTTGTCTGCATTGAAGCATCTAAGTTCTGTTGGAAGTTCCCAAGTTATGCGGACAAGATTTGTCCACTTGTCTTCACCTAAGTAAGACTGCTTTACAGTGCCAAGGTGAACCATTGAATAGCACCTTGCTAAGTAAGTGCCTGCTGGGATTAACTCTCTCTGAGTAGTCTCTCCGGATGATTTTGCGATAATTGCCATGTTTGGTTATAGATTAAAAATTAAAAACTTGTTAGTGCCATTGAGGCTAAAAGGAAGGCGAAGAATCTCAAAAGATGATATAGATTCTCTTTGAAAGGGGTTTCAGGAAGTTGCATAATGGTAGGTAAAAATGGGAGGTGTTACCCTCCCTTGTTATTTATTTAATGCTGTTTGCAAAATTTTGAATCATTAAATATGTCCATCCAGATGTTTCAATTTCTTTTTGTTCTGATTCAATATCAAAAATTTGATTGAATGCTTCACTGTTTAAAATTTCCTGAAGCTCTTTTTCTTGTGCTGTTGTCATTTTTTTGTTTGGTTATTTTTTGAACTTGTGCTGCTCCGTTGCAGTGAGACAAATGTAATACTTGTTTTTTTATCTGCAAATATTTCTGAAAAAATAATTAAATTTTTTTTCGGTATAGCCTCCCATGCTTCAATAGCACATGATTTTGCTTGCTATCAACTATCATCATCTTGCCATCCTGCTCCTCTAAGTGAAGCCTGTGCCACACCTTCTGAAAGTGATCAACAGTCAGATTGTACTTTGACTTGTAAGCCTCATAAGTCAGCCTCTCCTTCTTTGGCCTTGTGCCTTTGATGGATAGAATCTCCTTAACCATTGCCTCATTATATTCATTCACAAGCACCCAGGGCTTGCTATATCCTTCCATTGGGATCATGGCAAAGCAATCCTTGTATCTGCTAAATCGATGCTGAGGGATGTTGAATTTGCGACAGAAGTCACTCATTTTTAAAAAATTCATACTTAATTCTAATTGGCTTAGGTTTGCAAATGTAAGTGCAACAAATTTATGGCAGGATTCTATTTTGAATATTTAGTTAATAAACCACTCATTGACCTATCCGGTGATTTCAAAAAGTATGTTGGCAAGGAGGATGATTTTCAAAAGTCAGTTGCCAAATATCTCGACAATATTCAGGCCACTTGGTTTCATTGCCCGAATGGAGGCAGTAGAAATGCCATAGAGGCAAGCAAGCTGAAAGGCATGGGAGTTAAACCAGGAGTGCCGGATTGCCTCATTCTTGACCACCTTAAAGGCTTCTCCGGTTTAGCCATAGAACTTAAGGTAGGATATAATAAACCATCAGAGCAACAATTGGCTTTCTTAGATAAATTAGTGGCTCAGAATTGGCTGGTAATTGTATCTTGGTCACTTGATGAAGTAATAACTGTGCTTGATTGGTACTACAACATAAATCAAAAAAATGAAGATAAATCAGAAAGGCTTTTGGGAAAATAATACTGCTGAAGGGCATCATCATGATAAAAGTCTAGCAACAGCTATTCTTGACATGCTCAAGAAGGATGAGTGCAAAACACTTGTAGATTTTGGATGTGGCATGGGTTACTATCCTGAGCAGTTCAGGCTTGCTGGAATCTATTGTCAGGCTTATGATGGCAATCCTAACACCTATGCACTCACATTAGGCACAGGCAGAACGCAGGATCTATCGGTTGAGTTTGACCTTCAGGAGAAGTTTGATTGTGTCTTGTCTCTTGAGGTAGGTGAGCATATTCCGGCAGAGTTTGAGAGCATCTATTTGGACAACATTGCCAAGCATGCAAAAGGCATGATCATCATATCATGGGCAGTGCCTGGGCAGGATGGTGATGGGCATGTCAATTGCCAAACCAATGAATACATTATTGATCAGATGCACCTAAGAGCCTACACACTTGATGAGGTAGCTACCAAGGCACTCCGCAATGCCTCAAGCCTGTGGTGGTTTAAAAACACCATTATGGTTTTCAAATAATTTATTTTGATTGTTGCCTAAATTGGTTTTTTATTTGCAAAAAAATAATCTAACCAATGAGTCAAGAACTATTAAAAAAGCTTGCAGAGTGCAAGAGAATTGCTGACAATCACCGGAGGGCAAGGGATTATCATAAGGAGAAGAATGCTGAGATAAAGCAGTTGAACCAAATTAATCTCATGAAGCTAAACAATGCGAACCAAAATTACATGAAGCTTCAGAAGGAGTATTACTACTGGAGATCTGTCACCTTTGCCATCACCATTTTTGCTCTTGCAATGACTGTTCTATTCTTTAATTGCTTAAGGAAATGAAAAACGACTTCAGCAAGTTCACCTGCTTTGTTCGGGGCATAATTGAGACAGGATTTGTCATTAAGCATTCTGACAAGGCTCTAAGGCATGATGTCAAGCTTCACTTCAATAGGCTGCTTCATCACTCTGTTGAGTTTGAGAAGTTCCTGCACCAGCAACTTGGGCAAGACATGGCAGAGGCAGAAGATACAATCAACAGTTCAATCATTAATCTTGTTTGGCAGATATTTGACATGGAGGAGGATGAGGTTAATAGGTTCATTGAATACATCAATAATTTTGATGACCATGAAAGACAAAAAAATAATTGAGGTTTTTAAAGCCACTACTCGTGAAGTAGAAAAGGCTAAGACTGGGAAGACTTGTCAAATGTGTTCAGATGGAGGCAAGAAAAAGCACACCATGAATGATTGGGTTTGTGGCAGATGTCACATTGTAAGAACTGCCTACAATAAAAGTTTAAAAGGAGAAGTTGCCATAGTGTATAAACTTTTTTAGATTTGCATGTCGAAAGACCCCGATTGAGACCCGGGATAAATAAAGAGCAATGAAAAATATTAAAGCCCCATTCGGTCAGTACTTAGCAGCCTTACTCTTGGCTGGTCTCACTAAGGAAAACCGGATGGGGTTTTTTGTTTTATGAAAAAGTCATTTTTAATTCATCTTGATAGCCTTGAGATTTTAGATGAGCTAACTGATGAGCAAATTGGCAAATTGCTTAAAGCATTTCGTTCATATCATTTAGGTTTAGAGCCTAAACTTGACCAAATTTTAAGGATAGCTTTTAAGCCATTTCAATTACAATTTGATAGAGATTCTGAAAAATATAAAGAAACATCAGATCGTAACTCATTGAATGGCAGTAAAGGAGGTAGACCTAAAAAGCAAAAAAACCCAGTCGCTTTTTTGGGTTTAGATGAAAACCAACCTAAAGCGAAAAAAGCCGATAGTGATAATGATAGTGATAATGATAATGATAATGTAAATGATAGTGTTAAAAAGAAAATTATAAAAGAGTTTATTGCTCCATCTTTTGAAGAAGTTAAAGCTTACTTTCTTGAGCATAAAGAATCTCTTGATTTACTTGATAAATGCTACTACTATTACTCCGATGCTAATTGGACAAACAGAGATGGCAAAAAAGTCAAGGACTGGAAACGAACTATAAAAACAAACTGGTTCGGTAAAA